CCTCCTTGCCCCGCTTTCGCGAGGCAGTTAACGTGATTCATAGAATCGACGTCATGATCCTAACCATGCCAGTTAGCATGGAGAGGTCCAGCGTTGACGAAGTGTACTCGTAAACTGACGAATACTCATCACATAATGGTTCTCGTCTTCTTGGACACCACTGGAAATGTGGTGCTTAAGAAGACCATCCATATCCCGAAGAATATTAACTTCGGGAGGTGAATGTACCACCCATGTCCGCACGCGATATCCTCCAAACACATCTCTGTGTTTAGAGAATTCGTAAGCGTCCTGGAAGGTATTCCAACCAAGTGTTGATGTCCTCCTTCTCTTTACAAGTGGTAATGAATAGAGCCTAGAAAAGGCTTTCTTCATCCCATCTGCGGCAATCCAACACCCAGCTAGAAAAAGCTGGTTGCAGGTTGACACAGTGCTTGCGAAAGAGGAAATATCGTCCCGCGATTCAGGGGGAAGCTGGCGAAGGTACTTCGGGGTCACATCGTGTCCTCGAAAGTAGTCTCCACCGCAACTTTCTCGAAAGAGTCCCTTTGAGAAGGTCTTCTCTCGATTTACCTTGAGATTGTGCATCTCGAGTTCCTGAATCACAGAAGCGCAAGCCGTAGATGGCGCGACGATGTCGTCACCATAAACGGACACTTCTGAAGCGGCGCGACGGATGGCGGATAACATGTCCATTGAAGCTATGTACGTCCTCACAAGAGCTGTAACGCTCAAAATGAAGAATACAAGAGTTTCAACGGGAAATGTAACCGCAGATCCCGAGGTGGAGTACTTCCGCAACAAATGAATTGTTGTGGCACCACGGGATCGGATCTGTATCTTGCTAGTCCTGACAGCAAAGAGCTGTTTAGATAGCAACTGATCAGAACGTACGATTTCTCGTACGAGTGAGCAGCTGATACGATCCGACGCCTCTGACAAGTCAATAGTTGACTTATCACCAGTGAGCGAGCCCTGCAATGCTAAAGTCCGGTTCTTTGCTTGATCGGCAAAGTCCAGGTGTTTAGTATAAGCAGAGGTTCGCATGGAAGCCATAAGCCGATTTGAAACCAGTTGCTGTGCATACTGCATAGCCACTGGCTCAACGGCAATGGTCCGAGGCGACTTTAGGGTCTTAGGCACGAGGGAAAGTCTACAAGGACTTTCATCTCGAGGACTAAGATACCTAATGGAGTTATCGACGCTTTGCACGGCAGACATGCCGTACAATTCTTCAGCATCAATAACTCCCATCCATCTTGAATAATAGTCGCGACCCTTATATTTCTGATTGCCCCACAGTTTCTCAAATGTGGCGCCAGGACCGTGGCGAGGGAAAACCTCGCTAAAGTCCTGCTCAGAAAATTTTAGGGAGCGAACGATAACATTGGCAACAGATTGACCAATGGTATCGAGTCTATCATTCTTTGGTAGGCAAACGTCTGTCTCCAGAAACTTAGAGATGGCAGCTTCATTGCGCCTTTCAGTGCAAGGGAGCTTAACCTTCTTTAAGAAACTGCAAATCTGACGTATGAAGTATACGGCAGATGGATCTGCGTCTTCACGCAGTAGACCAGACGTAGGGTCGAAAATGCGCACCGTCAAACCCCACAGGAATGCGGGGAGAGACCTATACTTTCCAGACTTCCGATGGAAGAAAGGAAGGATAGTTGGGAGTGCAGCGCCCTCTTCCAAGCTTTGTTCAAGCCAGGAGGAGAAGCGCGGAAGGGTAATCGTAAGAAACGATAACCCCTCCCGATCGACTCGAGATTGGATGGTCATCCAATCACGACCAGTGTCTGCAGCACAGTTAAGTGCGGCATCAAGCACTAACAAGCGAAGGATATTCAGGCTTTTCATCACGACCTCTCACTTTAAGGGGTTGGGATTCCTGCCTGAAAATGTCCGATCCAGCCATGAAGGTGAAAGGCGAGTGCCTCTATCAAAAAGATAGCAAACACATAGCCGATTACGATCAAGGCAAAGATCAACAGACCCGCAGCAATATCAAATGAGGATAGGGGACTCAGTTAAGATTCGAGTCCCAGAATTCTATCCAGATTTGTACTTGTAGCCAGCAGCATCATCAGGCCCTTAATCTGGTCCTTGATCTGGGTTGTTGTAAACCCAGCAAGAGGCCGATTAACGGTCAGATAGGAGCCGGTGGTAACAAGCTTTGCAAGGCCGGTAGTCGGATCCGTATAAGTACCATTCAGATCAAGGCGGATGACTGAGTTAGTCCGAGTAGTACCCAGTTGATGGGTAATACGAAGAGAATTCAGAGCATCCGCAGTCTGATATTTGGTCTGATACGGAACCGAAGTATCGACACGTGGAAAGTTGGTTGCGGTCCCCGAAGTAGGGGTAATCGTACTGCCGATATTCACGACAGTCGGGTCTGAGAAAGACATTAACAGTCCTTTCTT